ATTGACAAAACAATATCTTTGCAAAATGGTTTCATAGGTACTACTGCTGCAGAAGTTGCATAAGCACTCTGTGGCCAAAAACCTGCAATAACTACGAAACACATTGTTATATACTTTAGGTTGTTTCTTTTCATAGTCTCTCCTCTGTTGGGGCTGTTGCCTTTGTCCCGCAGACAGCACACTCCATGTCGATAAAGTATGAACTTATTGTATTACTATCGTCATCCCATTCGACGAGTAATTTCCAGATAAAAGAACCACATGGACAAACCTTGGTAGGTTCACCACGTACATCCATGGCCTCTTTATAATCTGGACTTAATTCCCAGATATCCTTAGCACTCATATTCTTTCGGGAATATCGGAAACTTCCATCACTTCTGGATTAAATTGTAGCCAGAACGACGTATCTGTTTTTAACAGGCGCTATTGCAATGTATCCAGGAGCATTAGTTCCAACGGTACATATCAAGGCTGGTAATTGTGCAACCATTCCTTGTAATGCTGATCTAGGCTGGCATGGGTTGCCAGGATAAGATTCCTTCGTATGATGAAGGATAAGAACTGCAGCATTAGTATCTCTTGCGAGATATTTCAGTTCTTTAATTGTAGAACGCATTCCTGCGAACTCTTCACCACCATCATTAGCGATATCCATTAGGTTATCTACTACGATTAAGGTTGGTGGACAACCCCATAGTTCCTCAAAAGCAGATACTTCTAGATCTAAATCAACCAAAGTAGGGGCTGATTCAAATGACCAGAAGATATGTCCTGAGTTTTCGTTGATTACTTTTCTTGATTCCTCAACGTTTTCTATGAGCATCTGTTCAGCCACGGATTGTGTTTGACCAGAAATCATTGATAACAGACGCATAGCCATTGTATGAGCATTAGTATCTGCACTTATATAAAGCGTTGGCACTTTTGATCTAAGGGCAATCGCAAGGGCAAGAGTTGATTTACCTGCCCCTGGAGTGCCAGCAATCATAGATACTTCTGCCCGTCTAATGACAATTTTATTGACATCAAAGGTACGAAATACAGTTGGTAATGGTTCACCACCGATATCTTTACTACCTACTGCACGGGCTAAAGTTCTCATGTTTTAGAATGAAGTCCATTCTGCATCACTGCGACGAATCCATACTGGTTCACATTGATCTGGTGTTCCCTTTGGTGAAGGACACATAAATGCCTTCCAAGGCCCCTTAGCACCAGCGCCAGTACGTTTAGTCATTTCACCATGTTTACAAGACCGTCCTGATGGACCAGTACTTGGGGTGAAAGTTTGTGTCGGACTCGATACAGGTTTGGCACCTAGTCCCTGTGCAAGGTTAGCAACCGCTGATTCTATACTCGTTGGTGCTCCCTCTACAGATGACGCCATGGTTGAGATTAAATTCTCAGCCCCAATGTCACCCAATATATGAGTCAAGTTCTGCTTGAACTCATCGGCAGAATCGCCAGCAATCACAAATATGCGACCATCTGGTAATTTACTACTAACTTGGAAGTTAGCATTAGCCATGTTGTTTCTCCTTTTCTGTGTGTTTTCCGTTCATAAACTTACAGTACGATAGTACACCACAACGTCCACAGTTGCTTAGATTAGGTAAAAATATTTTAGCCTTACGTGCTCTGTCAAACTCAGAATAGATCTCCTCTACTTCATCAGTAGCAAGATGTTCCAAACTCCAAGTAGTTACATGACCAGTGCGTGCATCCCAAAAACCTGCCTTGTCCACTTCGATGCCATCCATTTTGCGCAAAGCCCACGCATAAGTAGCAAGTTGAAGTGGGTGTCTTTGGGATGACGCCCCTGTCTTAATATCTAAAAGGACTACATTACCATCATAATCGGTCATCACTCGATCAATGGCCATCTTTACAACAGTATCTACGAGAGGCACTTCATACTGTTTTTCAATGTAATCCTTATAGATATTCCACCCATTGGAACGAAACTCTATCCAACGATCTAGCATCCATAAGCCTTCGCCATACCACCAAGACATGTCTTCTCTCTTGATATACTCCCAAGAAAGCATGTCTCCATGTAGTTCTTCATCTTCTTTTACTTGTTCAAACCAAGCATTATTCCAAATAGTTTCGGCTACTCCAGGATTTAAATCATACATCTCGGTAGCCCTATGGACAGCAGACCCACCTGTAAACCAGACAGCATGTTTCTCAGATACGCCTTGTAATTTAGTTAGATTGTACTTCCATCCACACTCTTGATAAGTACCTAGAGCGGAATAGGATATATGTTTAGGTAATTCGTTCATGGTGTAACCCTACCACACCCTATTTGCTTGACGCAAATCGGCATACTGCCTGAACCCTGAAATTAAGAAATGCCCCCCCACCCCCCATTAAAAAATGGTGGTTCAGGGAGGCTGGTTAGGCTTTTGCCGTCACCCGTCAATTGAAGTTTCTGCCCCACGGTTTCCCGCATGGGTAATATATATCAAAGATCGAACAAGCGCAAAACAACAAAAAGCCCCCTTTCCTAGGGTGATTACCTTAGGTAGGGGGACTTAATGTCTTAAAACGGCCTTTAAAGGCTAATTAGGGGTATCTAATGACTACTTAGTACGTCCAAATTCTGGGGCAGACTTGTCTAAAGCCTTCATAATAGGTCCTACTAGGCCAGCAAGAAATGCTGCAGACAATACCTTAGGGTCACGTTGACCTGCTGTGTATAGGGCTACTGCGGATGCCGCTGCTGCACGTACATAGGACAATGCAATTTGTTTTGCTTTTTCTTTATCGAACATGTGTTCTCCTTAAAGGAACTTAACTAATTCAGCCCAAGTTTTTGGACCAATGATTCCGTTAGAATCAATATTACCATGATTATCTTGGAACTTAATCACAGAGGCTTTGGTCTTTGGACCATAGATTCCATCGGCTTCTAAAGCAAGGGCTTGTTGAACTATCTTTACACCATTGCTTCTATCTCCAGGCTTAATTGTTCCTGGAAATTCTGGAGTATTTGATACTGGTACTTTAACATTAACTTCATTACCCTTGTAGTTAGGACGGCCAAAACCTACGATAGATACCATAACCTTCTTTTTGTTTTTGGTATAGCCACGGGTTTTAACTGCTACTTCGCCACCATTACGCTGGTCTCCCTTAGGATTGCCAGCAGTGTTACCTTCGATACAGACCACAGTTCCATCATTGTTGTTCTCAACTACGATACCAACATGAGAAATACGATCTACGTTATCTCCAGGAAAATCAAAGAACGCTATATCGCCAGGTAAAGGCTTAGCATTCTTAGCATCGGTCCAAGTATTCATCTTCTTAAAAGCATTTGCACCAGCAACTGTTGATACACAGTTAGGTACTTTAACCCCTGCTTGGTTAGCACACCACATAATGAATGAGCCACACCAAGGTAGGAAGTTTGCCTTAGTAAAGGCACCATACTTAGTTTGATTATCTTTAGGACCTTCAATAGTCCCTACTTCTTTTTTAGCAATATCTATGATTGCTGCAACTGTTCCCTTTGTCATTAGTTGTAGTTAGGGTCAATCTTGCTTGACTTGTCGGTAGCCTGACGATTTTCTACTTCTACATCTGCTACTGTTTTGGCACCCTTGTCTACTGTTGAGAAGGCTGCATTGATTTCATCAAGAGATAATCTGCCATCGTCCATAAATGCACGGGCCAACTTCTCAACTACTGCTGCTACTGCTGTAAGACCAGCAACGGTTACTGCTGTAATAGTATCAACGCCAGCGATAGCACCAGCACCAATTACAGATAGACCGCTTGCTGCAAAGACTGCAACAATACGCATTAATACATTTTTTAAAGAGTTCATTCTTCATCCTTTGGGTTTCGTAAGTTGAAAGTAATACCCCATATGAATAGGGATAAAACAATTGCATAACCAACTACTGTTTTTGCAGAACCTTCCAGTACTACCCATGCTATAAACATGCCTAGTAATGTCCAGAGTTGATTAAAGATATCTGAGAACCAACGCTTCATGGTTTCCTCCTATAAGCGGATACAGCACCAGCGGTTGCTGCTGCTTGGGTTGCAATATTTCCTGCAATGACTGCTGCGACGATAACCTTTTCAGATTCTTCTCGTGCTTCTTTAGTCATGTCCGCCCCTACGGAACCAAGTGCAGCCAAGGCTGCAACTGGGTTGGTGAATATTTCTTGTAGCATTGCTACTGGATCTTGTAATAATTGAATTGCTATTGCTACTTCTGCAGTAACAACGACACCATTAGATAGTTCAACTGGTGTATCAGGCTCTAGTAATTCTAGATTTGCGTCTTCCGCCTCTATGATGCTAGTATTAGATTCTTCTAAAGGAGGTTCTTGTGGAATTACTGGCGACGATATTTGCTCTTCTGGCTCTGATGGAACAACAGGTGGCTCTGATGCTTCTTCTGTTGGCTCGTTAAGTTCAGGCTCAGGTAATGGTTGAGGCTCTGGTTCTAATATTGGTTCCTCTGGTATCTCTGGTTCTGGGGTATACACTGGGGGCATCACAGGCTCAGGATATGGTTGTGGAATTACAATTGGAGTTGGCTCAGGTTGAACTGGAACTGGCTCAGGTTCTACAGGAGAAGGAGCAGGCTCAGGTTCAACAGGCTCAGGCTCTGGGGTGGGATCTACAGGGGTAGGTTCCAATACTGGAATTTCTTCTACTTGATTAATATTTGCTTGTTCTAAAGGAACAACTGTTCCATCAGTTAAACGTGCTCCTGTGCGTTCACCACCATACAAAGGACCATTAACTACATAGGTATATGCGACTGTGCCATCTGTTTGAATCTGTGCAGTAATAACAATATTAGTTACATCGCCACTCATACTTCCAAATGGACGGTATGCACCATCTACTTGAAATCCACCTTCACTTACATTAAGAATAAAGTGAGTGTCTGGCATCTGATTAGGCAAAGCCCACCAGTCACGGGATTCAATTGAGATAGATGGGGTTGATGGATATGTCCAATATGTACCATCTGGATTACCAAAAGTAATAACTGAGTTAGTTGTAGCATATACATTTTGATATGTAACATTATCGTAGACAACTGATACAGTTAATGGTATCTGGTAAGAAACATCATCTCCACCTTGGGTAACAATAGTGGTAACTGATGGTGCAGAATCTTCTGCTCTTGCTACAAAAGGAAATAAAAATAAAGCATTAAAAGTAATAAAACAAATTACTA